GTTTCCCAGTCACGATCCCTGAATACTGTAATACTGCTCAAGACCTTCCTCCATTAATGTCATATCTCTAAAGAGTCTATCTGCCACAGCCAAACCCCTATCTCTTGCATACTCGTAAGCTGGCCCTAGTACAAGGAGTTCGTGGAATGTGCCAGCAAACCCAGGAACTTTAGTGGTGTCTGATGTGGTGAAGTAATATCCTTCCCGATTAATATAAACTTTGAGTCCATTCGTAGCACTGTAACTAGGGATCGGGTCAAGGAAGATGGCGTTAGCGGTCTTATCGTATTGGTATGGAGTGCCTGTTCTGGCTGTGTCATCGACCACAAAAGGGGAGTAGTCGCCAGATTGTGCATCCACAGGCTTAATCTCATCAAAAAGAGTGTCCGTAGCGGACTTTAGAATAGCCACCTTGTGTATGTCTAGGATGCGGTTGCTATTTTCGTCGTTAATAAACGAGTAATCTCTCTGATCTGCCACAATATTAGTCTTGATAATGGGGTAGTCTGCTGTTTGGTTGCTATCATCCCACTGCCAAGTGCCATCAATCTGAAAAATCTTAGCCCAAATCTTATTTTGTGTGGCGTTAACCCTTGCGGTGAACTTCTTTAAGAGTGTGGTGTTGCCTGTGATGTCGGTGGCGTTAAAACCGCAAATATCCTCTATTCTCTGTAAGATTCCATCCCCATTGCTTGTGTCTGAATATGCTAATGACATAGTTTGATTAAAGGCTTAATTTGCCTATCCCATTCCCCATAAAGGGAATGAGTAGAGAAACTAATCTCCTACTTGACCTGCTTCTACCCACATGAGGACATCTCCGTTAGTTTTCTTACGGAAATTAAGGCGAGCCTCCTCTAATCCATTGATTATTACAGTCTCTCCTTCATCTTCTTGAAGGTCTACACCTGTGCCTGCTGCGAATGTAATCGTAGTGGCTGCGGTGGTTGTTGAACTATAGAAGTCCATCGAGAACCCTTCACCAACCGCAAGGTTAGAGAAAGGAGCTGATGTGCTTGCCATAGAAGTCAAGGTTACATTTAGACCTGCGTTCCATTCCAAGTAACTGAGATCCCTGTCCAGCTCAACTGTGGTGAGGGTGTATGTAGCCGTATCTGTTGTGGTTGCATAGTGTCCTCTAGTTGTAAAGCCTTCAAAGAAGGTTACGGGGTTGAGAATATCTCCCCCTGGAAACGCACCGAATGTTTCTTTAACTTGTGTCTGAACCTGTGGGAATTGATACCCACCGATTGCTATTACTATAGCAACGGCGAGACCAATGAGTATTGTTTTATTCATTGTTGTTGCTATTAACCATAGTAATTAAGCTAAGTTCACGTCGAATACCAAACCTACGTGTGCTGTAGGTGTAAGGTGACCGATATCTACTCGTGAGTAGTAAGCTACTCCTGAGAAGAATGTGTTTGAGTCCGCTGCTGGGAACTCGATTGTGTGAGCACGACCGAAAGTACCTTGTAAGATACCTAGTCTTTCAACCTTCTTAACACCTGCAAATACGTGATTTGCTGTGTGTTCGTTAGACCAGTAGTGGTCTACGCCAAGATAATGTAGTCCTTCGACTGTTCCTTCCTTCAAAGCCTTGTCAGCTTCTTGAAAACCATTAGCTTGAGTGAAGGCTTCGAGAAGTTCGAAGTCCGCTGCTCGCCAAACAAAACCAACACCATTCATGTTCATGAAGGTTTGTCCGTTAGCTTCTCGAATTTCTCGCTTAACACCACGAATGATGTCATCGATGTTAGAAGCCGAAACGGTGATTTGGTCTGTGGCTGCACCACCACCTCCAATAGAGGAAGTACCAAAGTCTGTCCATGAAGCGTGTCGAGCTAGAACTGCACCTTCGATGTATTCGTTTAAGATTGCACCGATGCGGTCAAACAATTCTGCCTTAGAAGTCCAAGGAGACTGATAGAAGTCACCCCAGTCTACGAGAACTCCGAGGTCTCTACCAGTTGAAATGGTGAGAGTCTCTGCTGTTTCTGCAAAGGTTTGAAGTGCAACACCAGTACCACGAGTGACAGTCTGTTCTGAAGGCTCTGTGGACATGTAAGAAGAGGAAATGACACGAGTGTTTGTAACCGTGACATTACACATCTCTTTGTATGTGGTTGGGTGGTCGAGACGGTCTTGAAGAATATCCTCAAAGGTTGTCTCGTAAGTGATTGTATTGGCTACTGCCATTACGTTTTCGTAATCTCCCTATGTATTCAGGAATTACGCACTTATAGCTGATAATGACCAGCTAACCCTCTATTAAGAATTATAGAATGTCATCTTTCCATCGCCCTTCGATGCTTTGAGCATTGATCGAACGATTTTCCTGCGAGTTATACTGTCTGGAACATCGGCTGGAGTAGGCGGTATGCCTTTCTTCTGCCAGTATTCAGGAGTATTTTTCGCTGATGTTGACCCAGCACTTCCTCCCTTTAGGTTAGAAGTGGCTTCGACGTTGGATCGGTTAGATTGCTGACGTTCAAGTTTTACCTTAAAGTCTTCGTCTGACAAAACCTCATCGATGTCCATACCCCATTTCTTGGCGGTATTCTTGGCTAATTCTATATCATCGGCGTGATCCACCCCTGCTTGTCGCAAGGCGAGTCTCTCCACCTTTTCTAATAGAGCATTTTCTGGTTCGGTTTTTTCAGGAGTTTCCTTTTGGGTCTCTTTGGCTTTTTTAAGGTCTTTGAGTTCCCGCTTGGCAGAGCCTAAGTCTTGTTGGATTTTGTCGTATTCTTCTTTTGAGAGTTTGACAACATCCTCTGACTTTTCCTCACTTACCTCTCCTTCGTTGTTTTCGGTGTCAACGTCCACCTCTTGATTGTTTTCGTCTGTATTCATAACAGTTGTTTGCTTTCTTTATTAGCGGATAAGAATAAACGCACTTCACTTTTGGAGGGAGATGACAACCCTTATGGACAATTTTGGTCGGATTGTGAACCGCTCAGAAACTACCTATACATTATTGTTGATGTAGGTGCTGTGCCAACTTCTTCGTAGATAAGTCCACGGAGTAGTTGAGCATCGAAGGTGTAAGTCCCTGCTGCTGCTGATGCTGGAATAGTTCCAATAAGAATGGTGGAGCTAGCTTGATTGCTCTGCCTCTTGTTTATATCGGTAGTTGTAGCATCCCAGAAGTAGAGAACTCCAGCCCCTGCACCTGTGATAGTAACTTGGGCTAATGAACCACCCCCACGGTTCTTGAGAACAGTGAGATTGGTTAGCTCTGTACCATCGAAATTTTTGGTACTTGTTGCGTTGTAATCACTACCCACCACTTGACTACCAAAGGTTGGTGTTGGTGTGTCTTTTACCCCTGCTACATAGCCTGTTAAAGCTAAAATGAGGGCTGTTAGTCCGATAATTATGTTATTCATTTCTCTTTCTTCTTACTTACTTTCTTTTTAACCTCTTTCTTCTTTTCTTCTTTTTTTTCTTCTTTTGCTTGTTTCTCTGCTTTGGCTTCAATCTTGTCCCCAAGGCTAGAGAGTTTGAATTCTGTTAATGACATATATGTTTTACTTAAAATTAAACCAACTCCGTTTGAGGAAGTTGGTTAGTCCGACAATCATAACGCTAGCAATGATTGGGGGACTAGCTAACTCACCCAAACTCTAGCGTTACCTATTAATTTGTATGTATATTATACCATATTAATTTTATAATCCCACTTGTTTAGCAACTGGGGTGTCGTCTAGTGGTTTTGTTTTGTATTTACCCAACTCTTTCCAACCTTCATCTAGTAAACCAATGGCTAGAAAACGAGACGCTTTCATCTCCACATCCTCCCCTACCTTTGGCTTTAGGAATGTAGCCAACAACTCCTCTTTGACATAGTGAGCCGTACTCTCATCTTGCATAAATCTCTGTAATCTATGCTCCTTCTCCATTTTGTGTGCTATTTAAGGCTAATTCTGGTGTCTGACCACCCTCTTGTTGCGGTTGTAGGGGTGATGCTACTGGTGATTGTGCCAAGGTTGAGAAATCTGCGATGGATAGACCACTAAACTCTAGGATTTTCTCGAAACTCTTAGATAGGGCTGGGTTTTGCATAGCCACTTGGAAGGCTTGGGGGTTGGCAATAGCAAACTGGAAGATAGATAGGACTTTGTCTGATAGATCGGCTAGATTCTTCTGTTTTCCAGCTATGTTAATACCCATTTTAATCTCCACACCCTTAAATTCATCCTTTAGGATCTCAATCAGTCTCTTGTTGCCACCCCTAACAAAGTCTTTCTTGAACACCTCCATCATTACCTCCTGTTCCTCTGTGGTTGGCATCTTATCTTTGAGGATAAGATCTTTAATCTTGTCGTGGGCGTACTTTGTAGCAAGCTGGTCTGCAACCCAAGACATTTCCTCGGTGGTAAGGGTCGCTAGGAACTTCTTACCACTCGTTATTTCTTTAGCAATATCGGGGATAATGAACTTGCGATAAAGTCTTTCTATGAACTTAGCCCTCTGACCCCTTCTTCTGTCGTGTGAACCTCTACCTTGGGCGACAGTCCTCTCCTGTCCTCTGAATGTAGTGCCTGAGTTAGCTTCCACTCCTAGGATTGGGTCATTAGCCTGACCTGCTAGTTGTGCATGAGCAAACCACTCGTTAATTTCCCCTGAAAGTAGTTGTAGATTAGCGGGAGCTGCGGTTGGTACTTGTTTGATACCGAACTTAGACTCTGAGTCAATGACAGTGATCTCCAAGTTCTCCATGTCTTGTATCTTGTTTCTGTTGTGATAGGCAGGATCATCTGTAAAGAGGGGAACTTTAGAGGCAGATTCCAGCATATTAGTCTTGTGGATTGTGAGGAAGTTAGACCAGATTTGATCAGGTAGGATAGTTTCCCCGATACCTCGACCCAAGGCTCGATTGTAAACCTCCTTGGATGTGTGGAATTCTAGGTTTTCTTCTGATTCTTTCTTTCTGTAAAGAGTGACGCCCTCTTTCTTACCACCCTCCTTGGTGTAGAAGGCTATGACCTGAAGTTGAGAGTACACATCTTCCATATTGTCGTTATCTTTGAGGTAGTGTTCGGGTAGTGGCCCCCTAACTATATAAGTCTCGATATTCTTCGAGGTTACGTTGTTATCACGTTCACTGATAGAGCCATCAGCCTCCCTTGTGTCGTCTGCAAGCACAATCAAATCCTCAATGGATATTGTAGCCCCATTGCTCTCCTTACCCCACCCTCGCTTACTCATAGCCCTTAGTTGGTCAGGGGAGAAGTTAAACTTGAACCCTATGGCCCCTCCCAAGATGTCTGTCTGGTCACAAAAGGCGATCGAGTTTAAGACAATTACCTCTGGTCTTTCTGCCCCCTTCTGTACCAAAGCACCACCATAGTCTATATCTGACTCAGTAATTTCATCAAATAGCTTATCTAGGTCGTGTTCTCTGGTGTAAACCTCGTCATGGTACTTCTTAACGAGGAAAGATAGCACCTTACCTGTTTGGGACTCTATGTAGAACACCACATCTTTGACCTCCAAATCCTCTGTCCAATAAGCCAAGTTAAGGATAGGCTCCATGATGTTCTTGAAGGCTCGCAGCCAATCGTTTTCCCCTGTGTAAAAGACACCATTTTTAAGGTGAAAAAGGAGTTGAATGTGCTTACGCATATTCCAAAACCAATTCTCACCTATTTGGATGTCTTGAGTTTCGTACTCGTTTTCCTGTTCTTTAACGTAAGAGTAAATATCTGGGTTCATAGATTAAAAAGATTAGAGACCTGTTTTCTTGTAACCTCTTGTATGGTTGGAGACAAGTTAAACATTCTAGTAATTTGAAAGCCTGTGAGGATTCTCTCCACCACATCCTTGCCCTTGGTTACCTGTAAAACACCATGACCTCTGGCATTGCGTATCTCCAGCTTCTGTAAGGCTTCTGTAACAGTTTTACCTTTACTAGCGTAGGTTTTACCCATTATCTTTAATTTTAGTTGGTATGGGGGTGTTTTAGTTTTAGTTGTCATGAAAAGTTTATACCTAGATCCCTTGCTTTAACAAACGTGGCTTCACCCTTGCTTTGCCCTTTGGCTTGTAAGATTTGATAGTTACTCATCTGCACCTTCTTAGGTCTCTGAGCCATCTTTTTATCTACTTCGAGAGCAACAGCCTTCCTCATTTTTACACAAGCTAGACAGAAATACACCTCAGGATCGTTATCGGTGTACTTTTCTCCACAAGAACAGGTGTGCGTGTAGGATTGCATGATTATATTATACCACAATTATGTAAGCCAAGCATATATTTTCTGATAACCCTCTATTTTCCTGTAATCTTCTGTGACTTCCTCGCCCTTTTTAATGGACTTGAGTGCCTTATCATCCTTGGCGTCGTAG